CAAGCAACACAATATTACTGCATACTGTAAACCAGTGATGGCTGGGGCTAATCAAAAGTTTTGGGATTGACCATGAGTATATACAGCGGTCTATTTTATGTACACGAAGAAAAGCGATTCGTTCGATGGGATGAATACATGGCGTTCTATCGCCAACAACGGTTGAAAAAAAATGCCTAAGAAACTACAAGAAAATTCTGTTTGGGCAAAATACGATATAAATCAAGACGGGACCGTGGACGACGAGGAACTTTCTCGCGCAACTCAGATGATTGAGCTTGATCTGCGAGAAGAGAAGCAAGACAGCCAGCGTAGGATAGCTTGGGTTGCTATGTCCTCAATGGTTTTATACTCTTTGTTGCCTTTATTTCCGTTTGTACCAGAAGAACGTCTTAGCACTCTTTCTGCTCTTTCCGACATGCTCTTTCTTTCACAAGCTTCGATAATAGGGTTGTATTTCGGCGCTACCGCCTACATGTCTCGCAAACCGTAGAGCTTTCCCGTGATATTTGAAAGTATCGTTGCAATTACTTCGGCGGTGTCGGCCATATCGGGCCTGTTCGAGCAAGTCGAGTCTGGGACAAAAAACGTCCAGACCTTGTTGGGTCAGCTCGGTGCTATCTCCTCTGGCATTGATAAGTACGAGATTGAAAGACGTAACTCGCTAACCGCCCCCCTCGACGGTGAATCGGCCATGAGACTCGCTGCCCAAAAGGCGAGACTCGACAGGTATCATGAGAATTTGCGATTACTCAGCAATATGAACAGTGATGCGGCTCGCGTCATCGATGCGTATTTTGAGGAGTTAGAGGCTCAAAAGCAGAGGCATCGCCAGAGCGTTAAAGAAGCAATTGAAAAACAAAAAAGAAGACGGCAAATGCTTAAAGACATCAGCCAGTATGGAATTTTAATTATTTTAGCAATAGCTGTTGCAGTAGTAACAGTTACTTTAGTAATCAAATTATTTGGTAAGGGGCTTTAATATGGATATAGGAGCAGCAACACCCGTTAATCAAATCGCATGGCGACAAGTAGCCGAGCAGAAGTATCAGAGGCTTATGGACGACCTGCAAGTTGAAGAGCGCAGACAAAGAGTCGAACAGCTCAACACTACCCTGTACATTGCAAAAAATGGTAAAGTAGAAATGCAGCAAACAAGAGCTGTTAACAATATAAATTTTTTGGTGTAAACATGGGGTTTAAATTAAGTATTGGCTTGGGTATAGCTCTAGTCTTTTTGACAGGGGCTTTCAAACTATACTATGACAAATCACAAGCTGAATTGGATATGTTTCAAATAAGGTTAGAACAGTCAATTCAGAACCAAAAAACGCTTGAAAGTACTATTGAAGAGCAGAACGACAACCTGAAACAAACTATTGAAAACCATGACCTTATGCTTGTCCAAATAGAACGACTACAAAAAGAAAACATGGAAGCGCAGAACGAGGTCATTGATATTAGAAAAAAGTTTTCGCGGCACTCACTCGATGTGCTGTCAGTCAGGAAGCCTAAGCTTATAGAAAACATCATAAACAGAGGCACAAAACAGGTGTTAAATGACCTTAAAACAATCACCGATCCGTATCAATTTGATGAAACTGAGTCTATTACTAATCCTTCTGCTGGTTAGCGGCTGTTCAATACTGGGTTCTGGCCGGGAGATACCAGAGGTTAAGCCCATAGAGGTTGTTACGGTAGTCAAGCAAGCGCCAATGTATCATCCCCCACTGCCTAACAATATTGATTCTGTTCCTGTTGAGTGGACTGTCTTAAATGCTGAGTTGATGCAAGAGTATTTGGATGACTTGAACGAGGGCAACGCACCCACGAACGTCTGGTATGCTTTGACGACAAAAGGCTACGAAAATCTTTCAACCAATATGGCCGATGTAAAAAGGTATTTGAGGCAGGTTCTTAGCATTATAAAATATTACCGAAAAGCGGATGAAGAAGAACAGGATGTAAAAGATGAACAATGAATTAAAAACAAGTCAGGAAGGCATATCTCTAATCAAGTCATTTGAAGGGTGCGAGTTGACTGCGTACAGATGCTCAGCAGATGTCCCAACAATCGGTTATGGCCACACAGCTGGTGTGTCGGATGGCGATACCTGCACGCAAGAAGAAGCAGAAACCATGCTGGCAGAAGACTTGGTAGAATTTGAGGACTACGTCAAAAACTACGTCGAGTCTGAGTTGCAACAAAACGAGTTTGACGCTTTGGTGGCTTGGACCTACAACTTAGGCCCAGCTAATCTCAAAGAGTCAACCATGCTAAAAGAGTTAAACTCTGGAAACTTTGAAGAAGTGCCGAGACAAATGAAGCGTTGGAATCGTGCTGGCGGCGAAGTGCTGGATGGTTTGATACGAAGGCGAGAAGCTGAGTCGCGGCTGTTTAAAGGAGAGGCTTGGGAGGGCGTTTAGTTGTCGGAAATCAGTCTCAAAGATTTTGATATCCTGTCGCAACAGGACCAAGCAGAAGCAATAGCGCTTCTGAACCGCTTTGAGCAACTGAAAAAACAAGAGTCTTGCCAAAAAGATTTTATCACCTACTTAAAACATTTGTGGCCAGACTTTATTGAAGGCCGTCATCATAAAATCATAGGCGAAAAGTTTAACCGGATTGCACAAGGCAAGCTCAAACGACTGATAGTGTGTTTGCCTCCTCGTCACTCGAAGTCTGAGTTTGCTAGTACCTACTTTCCTAGCTGGATGATGGGGTTACGCGGCAACCTGAAGATCATACAAACCACTCACACCGCAGAGCTTGCGGTTCGATTCGGACGTAAAGTCAGAAACATTATTGACAGCCAAGAGTACAGCACGATATTTCCAGACTTGAAACTACAGGCTGACAACAAATCGGCTGGCAGATGGACCAGTAATCAGGAGGGTGAATTCTTCGCAGCTGGAGTCGGAGGAGCTATCACTGGACGAGGCGCTGATTTACTTATCATTGACGATCCGCATTCTGAGCAAGACGCTATGTCGCCTACAGCTATGGAGTCGGCGTATGAATGGTACACCTCTGGCCCTCGGCAGCGTTTGCAACCGGGAGGGATAATCATAATCGTAATGACCAGATGGTCTACTAAGGATCTGGTTGGCAAAGTCCTCAAGAAACAAGGCGAAGAAAACGCTGACAAATGGGAAGTGGTTGAGTTCCCAGCCATAATGCCAGAAACCGATACGCCACTTTGGCCTGAATTTTGGCGCAAAGAAGAATTGTTATCTGTGAAGGCATCTCTGCCTATCTCAAAATGGAACTCACAGTGGTTACAGAATCCAACAGCTGAAGAGGGTTCTATTGTAAAACGTGAATGGTGGAATACTTGGGAAGGCGATGTGCCTGCCTATTCCTATGTAATACAGAGCTATGATACAGCTTTCAGTAAGAAAGAAACCGCAGACTATTCTGCCATAACCACTTGGGCCATATTTAGCCCACAGGATGGAGAGGCTGATCAAATCATATTGTTAGATGCAAAGCGGGTGCGCGTAGATTTTCCTGAACTAAAAAAATTGGCTTGGGACGAGTACAAATATTGGGAACCAGACTGCGTGTTAATAGAAGCCAAAGCAAGCGGAACTCCACTGACTCAAGAATTGAGACGCATGGGTATTCCTGTCACGGCTTACACGCCAAGCAGGGGCCAAGATAAGATAGCCAGAATGAATTCTGTTGCTCCTATTTTTGAAAGCGGAATGGTTTGGGCAACTGAAGATAATTTTGCGGATGAGGTCATAGAAGAGATGGCTGCATTCCCTTACGGCGATCATGACGACTACTGTGACTCAGCTACAATGGCCCTGATGCGTTTCAGGCAAGGCGGGTTTGTAGCGCTTGATGAAGACTACCAGATGGACGCAGATTTGTTACCAAGGAAGCGTGTTGTCTATTACTAACTGATGGTACACTGAGCGACTATGGCTATTGAAAAAAGAGAATTAGGCACGCAGAACGACCCTGACGTTATTGTTCAAGGCAACGCTATCGAGGTGTTTCCAGAACCAAGCCGTCAAGATCAAATAAAAGAAGCTGCGGAAATATTAGTCAACGAAGAAGGCGTTCTGGTTGGCGATGAAATGATGGAAGAAGTTCCAGAAGTCAATGCGGCTCCTTTCGACGCTAACCTTGTTAACGAAATAGACGATGGAGAACTGCAAAGTCTTTCTAGCGATATCTTATCCAGTATCCGACAAGACAAAGATTCTCGTAGCGAATGGGAAAAAACCTACGTTGATGGCCTAAAGTATTTGGGCATGAAATTTGACGAGTCACGGTCAGAACCGTTTGAGGGATCAAGCGGCGTAATTCATCCTATTCTTGCAGAAGCTGTTACCCAATTCCAAGCACAG